TGAAGAAGGGTTGTATATATGATTGCGACTACACCTCTGGGGGGGGCTGTTCTTATGATGAGGGGCAATGGTTAGTGACGGCATATACCCCCAAAACAGTTGTGATAGAAAAGATTACTGAAGGCTCATTTTATAGCTATTACAAGATTGGGGACACTTTGAAACTGATAAAAGATAATAGTTCTGGTCGATATAAAGGGAACACCGTAAATTGGTGGGACGATGATAGTTTTACTGTTTACCCGCAACAATGTGGAACGCCTTTTTTGTTTACACCATTAGAAAGGTGGTGAACAAATGAAGTGATTCCCTATTCAAAACAATATCATTTGCATTCTTTTACGATTAGCGCTATACTGGTAGCTAGATAGATAAATAGTGCTCTGAATTAAAAACTCAGGGCATTTCTTTTAACTGGGAGGTATTGAGGCGGCACCTCGTTTAAATGGCTTCGCTATGTCAGCCTCCCTCTTACCCAATATAGGTACAATCATACCCCAAACTGGCATAATCCGGGTGGTGAATATAGTGAGATTGGAATGACTCGGTAGAGTGCGGCTTTCCATTATACGGCCTATCTACCCACCACCCATAAAATATCGAATAGTTGCATATTATGCAACAGTTGAATACATCTTCGCAGCTATGTTTACAAAGTATGGTAGTTCGTGAACATTCAACTGGTTACAAAATGATACTGGTTCCTTGTATAAAGTGTATCAATCAAACACTTATTCGTTGTAATATTTGTTTACATTCATATTAACAAAAGAAACAAACTAGGTACTTTGTTACGGAGGTTAGATGGGTGAAAGTTTATTACCTGATAGAGCAGATGCTCAAAGTTTAATAGACGAATATCTGACTTGTGATAATGCGACTATTGATTTAATGACTGAGGAATACGGATATAAGAACAGGAGCAACTTCACAGATGCTATGCGTAGGACTTATGGGGTTAACCGCGTGAGAGTGGGGCGAACAACTCCCAAACAATACACTGTAGACAGTGATATATTCAAGAACAAATTTCTAAAACAAGATGGCATTTATTATATACTTGACCTCGGGCCAGACAAAAAGAAAGTGCTGGTAATAAATGATATACACGTACCTTTCCAAGATAAAATTACTTGGAATCTAATTCTACGAGTTATTAAAGATAATAAACCAGATATAATAGTTATCAACGGAGACTTAATAGACTTTAGCCAGATTTCAAAGTTCGTGATTGACCCTAAACTAAGAGGGACGCTCGAAGATGATATTAATGATACAAGGCTGCTACTCGGAGAGATAAGAGAGGCTGCCCCACACGCTAAGATTATATTTATAGCAGGAAATCACGAGGACAGACTCAGACAGTATTTGTGGTCAAGAGCCCCTGAGCTTAGCAAAATGCCAGATTTTGACATTCCAAGACAATTCAGGCTTGACATATTTAAAATTGATTATGTACCTTATAACTCGACATTAATATTAAATGATGTATTCAAAGTCGAACACGGTGACTGTGTATCGAAACATTCCGGCTGGACTGCTAAGGCGATGTTTGAAAAGCGTGGGGGTAACGGTATGGTCGGTCACTGTCATAGAAAGGGAGACCATCAGAAAACAATCAATGGAGATACAAACGGATGGTGGGAAAATGGCTGTCTGTGTGATATGAATCCAAGCTACACCAAAGAGCCAAACTGGCAACAAGCATTTGCAATGATAACATTCATAGGTAAATGGTTTTCAGTTTATCCTGTGCCGATAATAAAACATAAGTTTATATTTGATGGTAAATTATATGAGTAATCCTGAACACATACCAGAAGAAAACATACTCACTGATGAAGAATATAATCATCTTGTTTTTGTACTTGGTACGCAGATAGATGGGGTATTGGAATTGTTTAATTGCTATGGACTCGGGTCATATATTCCAGGAGTTAAAGCGGAACTCTTTACACTAGCTGAGAATTTTGGACAGGCTGTGCGTGGGGATAAGCATAAGCCGATACACGTAATTAGTGAGCCTTTACGTAGAGCAGTATAATGAGCAGGACTAATCGAAACAAGCCTTATCACCATTACGACACAGGTATTCCGGGTTGGTATAAGAAAATCACTATTAGGATGCGTAGACACAAACAAAAGCAAGCCGTTAAAGACGGTAAAGAAATACCGGTAGGAAAGAAGAACAATAGTTATTACTGGTAAGAATATGGTACAGAAAGGAAACGTTATGATCAATGTGGAAAGAAAAACAACGATATCTTTTAATGGTGAGGATGCTTGGCAATTAACCAAATTAGCTGCTTATGTTATCGAAGTAATCCGAACAGGGACTTCACAGGGGGACGGGCAAGATAAAGAAACGCTTGAGGAATTAAAAATATTTGCGAATAGATTTTCCTTTGTTGTACCCAATAATAGCTTAGTATAGAGTAGGCAAGTTATGATACCAGCAAGCTGTTAAATTGGGGAATGAAATCCCGATATTTAAAAAGCGTGATGCTTATGAATACTGGTAAGAATTACTGCAATAAGAGTAAATAATACTACAGTGGTGGCGTAATAGGTAGACGCAATATAAAGCAAACGCCACACGGTACAGAGTAAGTAGGATTTAATATCCGAATCTGTTGGGTAGATAGGCAGGGGCGGGGGCTTATCAAATAAAGGTAGTTATGATACGTATAACGGTATTAGATAATGCAGTATTTAAGGTGTGGGATAGACTGAATAAAGTATTCGCACGTGAGCTATGGAATTACGTCACGCCTGATAAGTATAAGCAGTTTGAGAAAGACTTTAACGACCTGATAATAAACAAATGGCGAGAGTATGAGATAAATAATTAAGCGGCAACTCCTAAGAGCAACCGCTTAACTTCGACTATCTTACACTACACTTATATTATAATACTATGAGTAAGTAATGTCAAATGGAAACAATTATGGAAAAACTAACACAAAAACAAGAGACATTCTGTCTTAATATCTTTAAAGGACTAAGCCAGAGAGAGGCATATATACAGGCTGGCTACTCAACTAATAATTCTACTGTTGTACAAGACCAGAATGCTTGTGTCTTATTAAAAAACAATAAGGTTGCAATAAGGCTAGCGGAATTAAACAAAAAGACAGAAGATGCCGCTATAGCTGATAAAAAAGAGTGTATGCAGATATGCACTGAGATAGCTAGGGCTTCACTTACTAACTTTGTAGAAGTCGGTCAAGACGGTGCATGGTTTAATATAGATAAAACTAATCTAAACAGTCGTGCTATTCAGTCAGTACAAAGTAAAACCGTAGTAGGTAAAGACGGGGCTGATGATGCTGTATTTATAAGAGTTAATTTACACGACCCCTTAAAAGCTATTGACCTTTTAAGCAAGCTAAGGGGTGATTACTCGGATGGTACAAATGTCAATGTAGATAATCGAACTATTAATGTTATTGTTGAGAGTAAAGAGCAGAAGTTAATAACAGACGCTTTAACAAGTGGTGAGTAAATGTGGAAATTAAAACAACACGGATATATGAAGAGAACGCTCAGGCGTGGCTGAATAGAGCTAAGGGTATTCGAAGGGCTTTGAATGAGGGTGGCACTTCATCTACCAAGACATATTCAATACTTCAAACATTGTATTTAATCTTGACATATTCCAAGAAGCCTTTACTGGCAACGGTAGTATCAGAATCATTGCCACAATTAAAGAAAGGCTGTATAAGGGATTGGTTTGATATACTCGGTGAATCGCAGGATAACAACCCATCTTATAACAAGACTGACCATATCTATACATTCGGTTCTAAGTCTCAGTTAGAGTTTATGGGAATGGATGAGATAGGGAAAGAACGTGGACCGAGACGTGACATCCTATTTTGTAATGAGGCTAATAACTTAAAATGGGAAGTAGTCCAGGGTTTAGATGTAAGAACGAAACTATTTACATTTGTTGACTGGAATCCGACATCGGAGTTTTGGGCACACGAGAGATGGATAGGTAAACCTGAGAACGCTTATATACACTCGACATACCTTGACGCTCTGAACGTCTTACCTATTGAGGTAGTCAAGAACATCGAATCAAACAAGGATGACCCAAACTGGTGGAATATATACGGACTAGGTAGAATCGGAAAGATTGAAGGACTGGTTTATCCTTTCTTTTCGCAGGTAGACAGTTTACCGGATGGCGACACATTCTACGGATTAGACTTTGGATATTCAAATGACCCAACGACACTTGTTAAATGTGTTATCAATGGGGATAAGTTATATTGCCAAGAGCTTATTTATGAGACTGGTTTAACTAATGATATGATAGCCAATAAGTTTGACGAGGTTGGTGTCAAGCGGAACTATGACGAGATATTCGCAGACGCAGCAGAACCCAAATCTATCGAAGAAATCGCACGATATGGGTATAACATCAAACCCTGTCCTAAAGGGGCTGACAGTGTCGAATATGGGCATCAGAGAATAAAACAATATAAACAGTTCTGGACTAAGGATTCTACGCTGTGTATTAAAGAGCAAAGAAACTTTCGATACATACGGGATAAAGACAGCAAACTAACCGATAAAACAACTCACCAATGGAGCCACGGTATGGATGCCAGACGGTATGGAGTTATCGGAAAACTATTAGAAATAAAACATAATCCACTCGGTATATGGTAGGAGTATTAAATGTTAGAGAAATTAAAAGAGCGGATATTCTATTCAATGATGCCTGCCAATATGAAGGCAAAGCCACACCCATTCGATACGTTATCATTACAAAATGCAGGGCAGCCAGTCTATACAGAAATGACGGTTAAAAAGGCAACTCGTGAGGGATATAGGCTATCTATCTTTGCTTATAGGTCAATACGTACGATTGTGCAGGCTGTCTCTGGCATCCCGTGGATTGTATTAGATAAGAATATGGAAGAGATAAAAGACCATCCTTTTACTTATACGTGGGCACATCCCAATAAACAATTCTCAGGGCAGGATAATATGGAGTTTATAGTTGCTCACCTCAAATTAGTGGGCAATTCTTTGGTCCAACCTTTAATAGTAGGTGGTGTTCCTAAAGAGTTCTGGATGTGTATGCCAGATTTAATCAAACCTATACCGTCAAAGAAGGCGGGAGAGTGGATAAGTGGATATGAGGTAACGACAACAGAAGGTAAAATGTATGAAGTACCTGCTGAGCAGTTTCTACACTTTATGCAGTTTGACCCTGGTAATCCATATTGGGGAGTTGGAGATTTACAGGCTGCTGCCAGAACGGTAGACACAGACAATGAAGCTCAGGACACGCAGAAGATTCAACTTCAAAATAGGAACGTACCTCCGGGTGTATTCCAATTCGACCAAACATTAGACGAGGCACAAGGGAAAGAAGCTCAAAGGCAAGTTAAAGAGAAATTCTTACAGAA